GGTTTCGTTAGAGACATCAAGAGAATTATTTGAAAATGATTTGCTTAAAAAATCTGAACAAGTACCTGTGGACCAGGAGCAACATTTTTTATTGGAAGATCTTTATAAAAGTGTAGAGCAAATTGAAACAAGAATTGAGGATATGATGCACAATAAAGTGAATATCCAATTTATACAAAAACAAACGGAGAAGCTTTTAGAAGATGTTGAGGTCCTAAAAGATAAAGTAAGAGCAAATAAAAATGGAGGTACACATTGACCGAGTTAGTGGTAGCCCTATTGATGATAATCAACGGAGAGATCAAGGAACACAGAATCCAAATTGATCCTAAAACAGGTAAGCCTTCAATGGCGATGTGTTTAAAAGGTAAAAGACATGCTACAAGAGGTGAGAAAAAGGATAGTAATATTACTCATCAATGTATAAAATCTATGGCTGAGACTGAATTAAACATAGACGGGTCCAAGTCGATTAAAAAATTAATCCTTGAATAAAAAAGCCTACGCATCTTTTCTTAAAAAGAATAGAAGAAAGAACCCTATTGCTCAAGATTTAAGTGATGGACGTTATCACCAACGTGTGGTAAAGAATAAAAAGGTATACAATAGAAAAAATAAATATGACGAAGATCAGGGATATAACAAGTGAAGTCATAGTACCAAGACCAGTTAAAAAGACTCAAAACGATGAATCTTTTTTTATTGGACAAGTACCAATGGACACGCCACCAGAAACTACAGACATAGAAGTATCTGGAAAGCAACCCATTAAACAACCTCACTTGGACTATTCTGAATCAACGGACATAGATACAAGATGGAAATCTATTAAGGATATATATTAATGATTACAAAATTTTTAAATTGGATAAAAGGTTTATTTACACCAACAAAAGTAGAAAAAGACCCACATTTAGAATTATACGAAGACGTGCCGGAACCAGAAATTCCAGTACATGTTCCTTTTGTTTGCGCAACTCACGAGCGATTTAAAAAATCATGCGCTGATTGCAGGAAGCAGGCCCAAGGACATGTCGTCTAAAAAACTAAAACTACTTCAAGAAGGTACTAAAATAGAAGCGGAAATAGTTAATGGGGATTGCCCTAATTGTAGGTGCCACACGGTATTAGTCTCACTATATGAATGTGTATTTAGATGCATGACTTGTGGTTTTGATCTTGAACAAAAAGTTAATGGAAAAATTTCATACATTCCTCATGGTGGAAACAAAGGGGATATTAAACTAGAGTCTCCACATGGCCAAGATTAAATTTACTAGCTTTACACCTAGAGACAAACCTCCAAAACGTCCCAGAGTTCACAAAAAGCGAAAAAATAAATCAGAAAAAAGAACGTTTAAAGCATACAATCGTCAGGGGAGATAACTTCCTGCCTTTAAAAGAAATAAAGGCAGAAAGAAAAAGGTGTGTATGTGATATTTATACCACACTACATATTAAGTCAAGCTTCCTTTTTTCTCAGAAGGATAATCCTTTTCCGGCATACAGAAAAATTTTATAATAGTTCCATATTTATTAATATCTTTTGGACCAATCTCTTTAGCTTTTTTAATAGACTCTTCATAACCCGCAATCATACATTCATAGTGGGTGTTGTATTTCTCAGCCATAGGGAAAGGTTCCAAACATTGTTGATATACACTTGTACATATTATCATTGTTAAAATAAATTTCATAATCCCCTTGACATCTTTTTTAAGTTGTATATTATCCTATTTTATATAACAAAAAGGAAATATGACAGATACAACTAAATTTAAAAACATTTGCGTCAATAAGCCAACTTATAATAACGTAATTGTTTTGAGTAAAGAAATATTTGAGGTGCCTTTGTCTTTATCAAAGACTCTTGAGTACATCGTAGAGAAAGAAATGAAGCGACTAAAAAAAGGTAAACCAAATGGAAACAACAAAGACTAAAATTTGTCCCAAGTGTAAAGGGAATGGGTATTTAAAGATATTAATAGAAGAAGGCCGAGAAGAAATTATTGCTCAGTGTTCTTTATGCGAATCAGAAGGAGAAGTGAGTGAGACTGATAATCACCTGTTTATTACTGCTGATGGTTTGCACAAGTTGCAGTAGAGACTTTGATCTTAACCCTTGGACAACTATTTTAAAAAAAACATTTAATGACAAAGAAAGTAATAATAAAAAGTAATAACATAACTCCCAAACAATGGTCTGTACTATTGTTAGAGTTAAATTTAATGATACAAGCGTGGCGCCCGTATGCTAAACTAGAACTTGAAGCGCCAGGTTTAAAAAAAATAATATCCTGGGGGACAAGAAAACATGATGACAAAGAAGATAGATGAAATGGCCCAGCTTTGGGAAAAAACTAAAGATCCTAAATATAAAGATCTTTGGTATAAATATATAAGGGAGTTTAATAATGGATCTGATACTTTTAAACGATGGGGTATACCATCTAGTAGAAGTGACAAAAGAAATGACAAAGGGAATAAAATTACTAAGTGAAGTAGATTGTTTTGATTTATGCGATATATTAAGAGTATATTTAACAACTTATTATGACTATCCTATAAATATTCATGTGATGAATGATGGTAGTGGAGATTTTTATGGATGTATATGCAGATGATTTTAGCTAGTATAGGACTGGTTGTAGCAATCTTTGCAGTAATAGTTTTACTATTACTGCTCTGGAACAATGAAAGGATAAAATGAAATATAAATTTATAATAACCGAAGATGGAAAAGAAAAAGAAGAAAAAGAAGGAATGTCTTTTAAAAAAATTTTAAAATCTTTAGTAACCCCTAACCCTAAGTGGAGTGGTTCTATTGAATATAGAAATAAAAAAAGTAGAGAAATGTTTCATCAAATATTAAATGGTAAGAAAATATAGATATCTAGCTTCTGATCATGCATATATTAATTCTGAAAAAGGATTTGTAAATGCTGTAATTGGTAGAATCTTTAGACCTTCTTCTTTAAAAAAGAGAAAAGGGAGAAAGGTAACCTGGGCTCCAGCCATTACTCGTGAAGAGATGTGGGCTGAATTGTTTCTCCATGTTCAAGAAATGAAAGACCAGTATCCAGATACTAATGGTAGAATTTGTGAGTATTGCAAGCAGCCGTGGACTTACAGCAGGCGACCAGGAACTAGGGGCTTAGGTATGCAGCCGAGAGGACCTAATAATCCTAAAAATTTTTCTATTGATAGATTAGATACAACTAAAACTTACGAACGAGGTAACTTAGTTTTCTGTTGTGCTGGTTGTAATAATAGAAAGAATCAAGTGAGACTCGATGATATAATAAATATAGTAAGAGTCTGGATGAAAAGGAGAGTAAATGAAGCAGAAAAGATTGATTGAGTTGCCTAAATTAAGACAAGATGTAATTAAATCCGTCTATACTAAATATAGTAAATTTAATGATTTAATAGATACAATTTTAGATAGAAAAAGAAAGGAGCAGAATGACAAAGGAAAAGATAAAAGAAAAGGGTAGAAAATGGGATGGTAGATCACGGATTCCTACTAAAAAGTACAAAGAAAATTACGATCGAATTTTTAAAAAAAAGAAAAAAGTAAATGGCTATTATTATGATTATGATGGTAAGGAAACAATTCTCTATGAGGATGAAAGGTAGTTTAGAATGACTCTAAAGTGGAATAAACTATATCATTACCCAGCGTCAACGCGTACTACAACTGATGGTTTAAGGACTTATGATATTGGTGAACAAAAGTTACCAAGTGTTACGAGTATTTTAGGTAAGACTAAATCTAAAGAGACTGAAGAATCTTTAGCCAGGTGGCAGGCGAAAGTGGGCGAGAATGAGGCAACTAGGATCAAGGAACTAGCGGCTTCGCGCGGGACCAACATGCATAAGCACTTAGAAAAATATATTTTAGGGGAAGGTCATTTAGATTTAACGCCCGAAGGCAAAATTGCAAACGACATGGCGACCACGATAATTGATAAAGGATTCAATGATTTACAAGAAATTTGGGGATCAGAAGTTACTTTACATTATCCAGATTTGTACGCCGGAGCTACAGACTTAGTCGGAGTATACGACTACGAAGATAGTATAATAGATTTTAAACAATCCAATAAACCAAAGCGTAAAGAATGGATCGATGATTACTTTATGCAACTAGGAGCCTATGCTATGGCACATAACCATATTTATAGGACGGAGATAACTCAAGGTGTTATACTGATGTGCACCCCAGACTGTTACTTTCAAAAGTTTCAAATAAAAGGTCGTGAGTTTATTAAATATCAACATCGGTTTTTAGAAAGGGTCAATAAGTATTATGAACAAATATCTAATACAGAAAGTAATTAAGAGAGAAATTTCTCAGATGTGGGAAGTAGAAAAAAATCTTAAGAAACTTTTAAGTGTTGAAACAGAAGGTGTCCCAGAAGAAAGGTTGGATGGACTATTTACTAGAATCAGCCAACATTTGAACACAATTGCTTCAGCTCAAGACAAAATTATACTCATTCAGGCTATGGCTGAAGAGTGTGGCATAAATGTCACAGATGAAAAACAAGTAAAATAGCGCTTCATCACCTCCCTATAGGTTTTCTGAGAATACAAAATTAGAAAATCAGCACTTTAAAAATAGAGGTGATCAGGTGTTGAGGTGATCAGCAAGGAATACCAATGGTTTTAGAGAGCATAGGGGTCGCGCGGTACTTTTGGGTACCCAAATATAGAAAAAATTCTAGAAAATGTTATAGGGTTAAGCTATGATAGGCCGAAATAAATATTGGACAGGACCATCTCCGTGGATGGAAGAGTTTAATAAGAAACATAACCCCGAGATTTACCATGGCAAGAAAAAAACCAAGAAGAAGAAAACAAGTCGTCCCAAGTCAACCGAACGATATCCCGTATTCAAAGTACAGGATTGAATGGGTGGATGCGTTCAGTGATTCAGGTTGGGCTGATGACAGAGAGTTTACTAAAATGAAATTAGCAAAACCAATTAACGAAGGTTGGGTATTTTCTAAAGATGAAGATTCAGTAAAAATATTTGCGTCCTATGATTTAGATCCTTCTACAAGAGAAATAACTTTTGGGGATAGAACAATGATTCCTACTTCGTGGGTTGTGAAGATGGTTAAATTAAGTTAACGGAAGCTTTGGTTTTACGTCTTCAGGTTTTACACCTTTCGGTGGGTCATTCTTTATTAACATTACAGCGCTCTCATCAGTTATTTGCTCAATACGCTTATCTAACTCCTGCTCTGATAAGTCTTCTAATTTCCCTGTTCTAACTATTTTTTGATCTACATATAGTCCGCCGACATGTCCTCTTGCTTTCTCAGCAATAGTAGCTGCAGAAAAAGATTTAGCTCTAATGGCTTCATCTCTGATTCTACCTAGTTCAGTTAAGTGACCACCATAAGACACACCATATTTTTTATTACGTTCTTCCCTTAGTTGTCCAATATACTTATGTACCTCAGGAGATAGTTTAGGGTGTTGTAATTCATATGCTTCTTGTCGTGCTCTGTTCTTGCTGTATCCAGCTTCAATAGCACATTCATATGCATACTTACGTCCTTCAAAGAACACTAATAGCTCGGCAAACTTTGCCTGCATTGGTGTAAGTCGTGGTGCGGGTCCTCGTTTTTTCTTCACAATTTCCGTCATAGTTGACAATATAAATAGATTATCTTATAAAGTCAAATATGAAAGATAAGCGCACATATACTAATATAAAGGAATACAACGAAGAAATGACATATGAAAATGAAGTGAAAATATCAAATGATGACAGAGGATCAGGTGATTTAACTTTTCAAATAGAACAATTAATTAAACAGAAAGAATTTTTACAAGATAAATGTCGACAGGCTGGTCAGTCGATTGAAGGACTGACGAAAGAATTAGATAGATTGTCGGAAGAGAATGATAACCTAAGAACGATGTTGGGAAATAATAATGCTAAAAGGTAGAGATCTTATTATGATCTTCGAAAGATTCGTAGGTCCTAAACAGAAAGCAAGTGTTACTCAAGATGCTCGAGTTCAAGTTCGTACTCCGGATGGGCGACATTATGACATCAAAGGTGTAGATTTAGTTGAAAATAAATTAATTGGTGCTAGAGAGACTCATAGGATTGTAATTTCTACGCACGAAGAAGTCGCTAAAATGGGTAAACCAAAGCTCATTGTATAAACATTTGTAACCTCGGTTTTTTAATGCGTCCAGAAACAAAATTATGGCATGATTTTAAAAAACATACACCGCAAATTAGTTGGACTAGGATTGAAAATTCATCTGTATTGGGCACTCCCGATCTATTGGGTTATAATACTTTTGGCACCTTTTTTACCGTAGAGCTAAAGGTTATTTCGGGTTACAAATTAAGGCTCTCACCACATCAAATTGCGTTTCATGTGAAACATCCACAGCACACATTTATACTTGCCTGGAAGGCCTCTCGAAGAGAGTACAAAATGTTTCCAGGCTCTAGTATCTTGACACTAGTAAAAGATGGATTCAAGTCACCTGCTGCTTGTGACTATGGGCTTGTCGCTTGTGGATTATATCTTCAGAATCTTCAGTAGCTTGCAACTGTAGCTTGTAGCTTGCAACTTTATTAGCCTGTAGCTTGTGGCTTGTAACTTTAGCAGCTTGTAGCTTACGTAGTTTCCGGAGCTCCGCATAATACTTAGGATGTCTCCAGACATGGGTCATTTTTTAATTTTCAGGAATCTTAATAATTTACAAACCTTACAATAGCACAACCAGTTATATTCGTATTGTTTAATGTTTCGGATAAGCCACATTTGACACCCCCTTGTCCCAGCATTGTCTACAGCTGCCGCACTCGTTCCCCTGTTCAGCTGCCGGGCAGGTCTTGCCTGCCTGAACAACTGTTGACGTATGGGGCCAGAAATTAACTGGCCCCTGGTCTATCATATGCGAGGACACACGAATAATTAAATTTTTTGGTACCACAGCTGGATCCAGTAGCGTCAGCAGCTTCACTTCACGTGTTGGCATCCAGTGCTGCACCTGCTGTGTAGCGTTGCAGACTTCAAAAATATTTTTTAGATGTTGAGCTCCCTGCAGGTCCCCTGAGTCGTGCCACCTAAAGAAGGGCACAGCCCGGCTGTAGTGTGTGACCAGCAGCGTCATGGCTTCCACCCATTGCGGATGGACCAGAGACTGTTGTCTCCGCTCGAGTGCTTCCTTAACGTTCCTGAACCTGTAGCGCCCCTTCATGGCGTAACAGCCAGCACAGACAGATCCGGCCACGGCTTGCAGCTTCACCCCTGTGATACATCTCCAGGCTGGCAGGTTATAAGCATAACCCGGCATCTTAGACGGTGAGCTCAGGCCCCCTGTAATTTCTTTTGCTTCTTTTAATTTCATAATTTCCTCGCTTTCTACGTCCTATATAATCTTATAATACTAGTTTGTCAAGCTTGCAGCTTGTGGCTTCAGTCGCCTGTAGCTTGCGGCTTGTGACTTTAGAATTATTCTAAAGTGGCCGGGCGCTCTTCCCACCACCGGCTGTATACGCCGCGGCAGTAATAGCGCCAGGTCCTGCTTTTTAGTTTGCTTTCTTTGCTTTGCCACCCTGAACTTGGACCTCTCCATCTCCGAACCCTTTACTCTTCAAGAGTTCTCCTATTTGTGAGATCATCTTAACCTCAGCGTGTTTTTCGTGTTTGTCTTTGTATTTAATATATTCCTTGTTCATGACCACAGGCTCAAATTTAGTATAATAACAAAAGCTCCCATGATCGTAGCCGTCTTTTGTTTTATAACTTTTTTGAGTTGATACATGCCATCTATTATCTTTATAGATATAAATATATTCTATAAACACGTCTCCTTTCATAGAGTCCATGTACATCCATTCATCTCTGAACGTTCGGGCTGGATCTTCTGCTCTCTTCCAGTCGCGAGCGTAAAAACTACACTCATCTAGAGTGTCGCCCAGGTAGCTGGCGTCTCCATGCTTAAAGAGTTCTTTGGCCATCTCAGGCAACCTGTAATGGTCGACCAGGCATTTACCAACGCCATATGGATAACCATCAGAGTGAACGTATATTACTTTCACTTTTTTAGTCTTCGGATCTTCTATTGCTATGTTACTTCTTGTACTCATGTTTCCTCTCTTTCTATTCCTATCTTATATTATATAGGATCAATTGTCAAGCTTTATTTTCAGGCTTGTAGCTTGCGACTTTTTTAAATTTTTTTTCATATTAACCCCTGCAATTTCAGTGCACTTACTCTTGCAGAGGCAAAGGCTCCGAGGCTACTGGCATGGGACGAACCCTCCACCAGGTCACAGCTTGACGTACAGAGGCTAGCGCGAGGCATTACTTGGACGCCGGTCCTTTTCATCATTCGTTACTCTTCTTCGGAGATCCCAAAGTATGGCAATGGATTGACTCCGTCTTTGTGAATTGTTTTCAACAGAATTTTTTCTGCCTGAACTTCGTCTTCAGCATCTATAGTCAAGCCGTCGTAGGGTTGCAACTCATGTTGCATACCCTCAAAGTCCATTTGTATTTTAAATTTCTTTGTCATTAAAATGGCATGTCTTCTGAAATTCCATTTTCTTTTTTAACTTCTTCTGTTAAAATCAAAGCCGGATTTTCTTGAGCTTGAACAATAAAATGCATAACATCTTCATCATCTGAAAGTAGAGTTAATGCGCCTAATAATTTATTAGCCTCATTAATTGTCTTTGCCCATTTCTCTATTCTGTAATCTTCAGAATATTCCGTTTTTCTCTTTCTTACTATTAAGTATATCATATATCCTCTTTCTGTTTAATTAGCTCACATTATATCAGATTATCCTATAAATAGCAAGTACCAAATTGTCGCACCTACTTTAGAATTATTCTAAAAGAAAGTTATTGACATATATATTAATATAGTATATTATCCTATATATGCAAATAAAAAAAGAAAGAGAGGACAAATGAGTAGAATAAGACTAAACCAAGAGTATCGGAACAAGATTGCTAATCGTATGAGAGTACATCTTGAACAAGAAGATACTATTGAAAAACAAAATTATGACAATCTAAAAGCCGACCAGATTGACATAAATGACAATGCTTGGAATGTGGCAGAAACTATTGTCAGAAAACATTATACACCAGAAGATGTTGAAAAAGCATACTATCTACAAAATAAATTTGAGAATGTTGAAACTATCGCCAAAGATAGTTGTTTCCATTTTCATTATATGGGTGAAGTTGAAAGTAGAGATTATGACAACAAACCTATTATGGAACAAAAGCAGATAGAAGAACATTTTGATTTCAGATTAGGTGGTGATTTTGAACATAATGATAGCACTTCATATTCAAGAGATAGTGCGTATGGATATGCTTTATATCGTGATGAAATTAAAGCACAAGATAACTGCAACCCAGATATTTTGATTGAACAAGAGGGCAAAGACCAAAACCCACACAAGACAAAATATGTTGACAACAACGACAAGTATCTTGGCGATAAAGATAGTGGTTATGGCAAAGAGTGGAACAATAAATATCAATTAGATTTAATTGGTAGAGAGTATTGTCGTGATAGGTCTATCGCTTGTAATCAAGAACAATTTATGATGTTGAAACAATGGAAACAAGCCAAAGGACAATTTGTTATGGCACACCATAAGTGGATTAAATCTGTATTAGACCAGATGAAAGAAATTAAACTTGGTCTTAAAGGTTATAAATATCTTGACGAGGCGATTGAGTTATCAACCGAACTTGGACTTGCAATTACTGACGCAGAAATAATCAGAACTAACTCTACTGGCTTAACTATCTACAATCCTAAAAATCTAGCTGATAGAATTAAAGGAATGAAAAATCAGAAAGTTAAAACCAAAGCTGAAAAAATAGCTGAAAGGATATTGTACGAAAAACAACAAAGTGTAAATTAACACTTGACATTAATGGGATTATAATATATAATCCCATTATAAACAGAAAGAAAGAGGAAACATGAAAGACATAACACAACTACCAAAGAAGTTTTATATAACTTACTTTGCTAAAAAACATAAGAAGATAATAACAAGAACTGCAAGCGCAGAAAAACCTAATGGAATATTAGGTAAAATCTTTACAGATAAAAATGGAACTGACCGATTTATCTATTGGGATTTTGACGCAGAAAGTAAATCTGGTGGATTTGGCGACTGGCGTCACGCTACTGGACAATGGGCAATTAAGGAAATAGCCTAATGTGGTTTGATCATATAATTAATTACAATGTAGTGCTATACATAGGTATAGCACTTATTGTTGGTGGTTTTATTTTATTCTTAATCGCTCAACATTTTGAACGCCAAGCAGAAATAAAACTTTTTAAACTAGAACAATTAAAACAAAGTTATGAAAGGGCAAAAAGAAATGACAATAACTGAAATGGAAAAAGAAATACTTAAAGCAATAAAAATAGAAAGTGAAATACCTTTAGCAAGTAAGCAAGGTTATAAAGACTTGGCAAAGTTTGTTAGAAAACTTTTTAAGGAGTATAAAAATGACTGACTATAATTGGTGTCATAATCCCAGTTGCCATACTATTGAAACTCAATCAAGGGTTCGTGGTTCAGGGGATAACAAAGTTTTAAGAACTATGAAAATAAAAGTTGGCAGATATGGAAACTATCAACCCAATATTTGGAATTACTTTTGTAATCAAAGTTGCTTAATGCAATTCTTAAATAAGTTTGGTCAAGAAATTGCTAACACTTATTCAGTTAAGCAACCAAGTGAAACACCTATCAAGGTTAAGAAAACCAAAGAACAAAGTTATAGGTATCAACATAATGGTACTGATTATAAACAAGTACCATACACATCAACAAGAACTACAATAGAAAGTATTAATAATGAATAAATAACCTATGCATTAAACACATACACCACATATAGCTGTCAATAGTTATATCCCACATAATCCCACGCATAATGTCGCAGGTCTGCCTATATTTTTAGGGCGGGCCCACCCCAGAAATCTATAGAGGTACCAAGGGCGGGCCCACCCTGATCGGGGAAAAGGGAGGGCCCACCCTTTTAAATAAAAAAGGGGTCCCAAGCTTACCCTTTATTGATTAATTCAGACGGTTAAGGTATAACTTTTCAAAACATATTTGAGATATGCAAGATAC